AATTAATATTGATAATTCTAGAGCAGTGAGAGTAAGAGGTATTGTCACCGGAGTATCCGGTCAGACTATGACGAGTATGGGAATGTATGAAGCAGTTGTATATAGATTGGGTAGTGGTTCAGGTAGTGAATCTAAAAGATGTGCGGTATTAGTGGATTCTAACGCTTCTCCTGGAAATAGTCAAGGTATAAAGATTGATGTGATTGGGGACACGCTATACATTCAAAATAAATCAAGTATGTCTTACGCTCAATCGATTATAGCTTGGGCTGAAATATTCTATGCTTAAAGTGTAAAATTCATTCGTTTTACCAAAAAAATATATACTTATATATAAACAACTAAATTAAAAACAAAAATAGATTATGGAAAAAATTAGTTTAAAGTTACATGAAATTCTTACTTTGGATGCAGAATTAAATGGCGCAAAAAACCAACAAACCGGCGAAGTAACAATTAAAGGATTGGCAAACGAAAAATTATCATTGGTTGTAAAATACCATATGAACGAACTCTCTAAGAAAGTTGCATCTGAAAAACAAAGTGTTGAAACTTTAAGAGAAGAATTGATTAAAAAATTAGGTACAGAAGAAGATGGACAAGTGTTCATCAAAATGTACGATGAAGAAAAAGATGAAGAGGGAAATGTAGTTTCTCGTTCATTAAGTGAAAACTTCATCGAATTCAATAAAGAGTACGAAACCTTATTGAGTGAAGTAAAAGAATTGGAATATCGTCCATTTGAATTATCAGAATTAGCATCGATTGAAACTGAAGAAAACTATGAAATTTTCTTCAAATTGATTAAAGCTCCTACCGAGTAATCATTAAGGTATTACCAATTTATTTTTTTAGTTAAAAGTTCATTACATATTTAATTGTTTTGAACTTTTAATTTATATTTATAGTAGAAATTCAAAAACTAATAAAGAAATAAAATGGCAGAAAAAATAGTATCACCAGGTGTTTTCACTAGAGAAAATGACCTTTCGTTTTTACAACAAGGTGTAGCAGAAATAGGAGCAGCATTCATCGGACCATTCAAAGAAGGCCCATTAGTACCAACAATCGTAAATTCACAAGCTGAATTTGAAACTCTTTTTGGTATTGTAGATGATACATATTACACTCCGTTAGCAGTACAATCATATTTAAGAGAAGCAGGAACTGCAACTATTGCAAGAGTAGCTGGTATTGGTGGATATACTGAATACGCACCAATGTTGTTAACATCTAACACTACTTCATCGGTATCTACTTCAGTTGGTATATTATTTAATACTGATACACAAACTTCATCATTTACAACAGGTATTTCTAATGTAAGTGCTTCAGCATTTGGTGGTGGATTTTTAATTCCATCAGGAGCATTCTTCGGAGGAGCATTAAGTGCATCTTTGAAACCTTCTGATATTAATGATATTGAAGCAGTATTTGGTGCAAATGCAAAGGGTAGTAAAGAAGCTTATGTTTACGCATACTTTTCTAACACAGCTACCGGCTTAGACCATACTAATTCAACTATTACAGCATCTGTATTACCAAATCAATTATTTAACTTTGATGCACAAGAAGCTAAAACACCTATCATCAAATCACAATTAATAAGTGGTGAAAGAGTTAGTGTGTTAAGATTTGTAACAATCGGAGCAGGTAACTCAGCAAACTCAAAAGTAAAAGTTGGTATCACAAACGTTAAGCCAGCAGGTTCTGTAAGTGGTACTGATTATGGTACGTTCACAGTAGTTGTAAGAGATTACGCTGATACTAATAAGAAAAAGAGTGTATTAGAAACATTCTCTAATGTAAACTTAGACCCTAATTCTCCTAACTATATTGCAAGAGTAATTGGTGATAGAAGCAAAACAATTAATTCTTCTGGTAAAATAACTGAATACGGTGATTGGATAAACAATTCAAAATTCATTAGAGTTTGGAATAGTAATGATGAAGGATTTGTTTCAACTGAGCAAATACCAGTTCAAGCAGTTCCTTACGGACATGAAGCATATAAATTACCTGTATCAGCATCATCTGCAGCTGTTGCAAGAACAATCCCTTCGGTATCATATATCGCAGCAAGTTCAACACAATATGGTGGTATAGATTTAGATAATAATACTGATAACGCAATTTATGTAAGACCAATTCCAACAGGAGCATCAACCGGTTCAAACGCAGTTTATTCATTGGATACAACTGATGGATTAGCATTGACTGGTTCAGTATCAACTGATGTAGCTAAGAGAAATTTCGTAATAGCATTCCAAGAAGGTTTCGATGGTATGTCACCAACGATTGCAATAAATAAAGGAAATGATATAAACGCAGGTAACTCACAAGGTTTTGATTTATCAACATCAACAGCAAGTGGTTCAATCGCATACGCTAAACACATATCAGCATTATCAAATGCAGATGAGTTTGACATCAATATGATTGTAACTCCAGGTGTTATCAGAAGATTACACCCAGTAGTAACTACCGATGTTTTGGATATGGTAGAAGAAAGAAATGATTGTTTCTATATTATGGATACAAACTCATATTCTGATACAATTTCACAAGCTACAACACAAGCGGAATCAGTTGATTCAAATATGGCAGCAACTTACTATCCTTGGGTTAAAACCATCGATATCAACACTAACAAATTAATAGCAGTACCACCATCAGTATTATTACCTGGAGTATTTGCAGCAAATGATAGAGTTGCAGCTGAATGGTTTGCACCAGCAGGTTTAAATAGAGGTGGTTTATTAGGAGCAGTAAGTGTTCAAAATAGATTAACTCAATCTGAAAAAGATACATTATACGAATCAAAAGTAAACCCAATCGTACAATTCCCAGGACAAGGTATTGTAGTATTCGGACAAAAAACATTACAAGATAAGCCATCTGCATTAGATAGAATCAATGTAAGAAGATTATTATTGACTGTTAGAAAGTATATTGCATCTACTTCTCGTTATTTAGTGTTCGAACAAAACACAGCAACTACAAGAAATAGATTCTTAAACATCGTTAATCCTTATTTAGAATCAATCCAACAAAGACAAGGTTTGTACGCATTCCGTGTTGTAATGGATGATACTAATAATACTCCTGATGTAATCGATAGAAACATTATGAAAGGTTCTATCTACTTACAACCAACTAAGACAGCTGAATTCATTCAAATTGACTTCAACATCTTACCAACTGGAGCAGCTTTTAACGGATAATTTCAAAAACGAATATTTATAATAGAAACAATTAAATAGATAAAAAGATGCCAGAAGTATTAGAGTTTGACAAAATGTTTTATACGAATTTCGAACCAAAATTGGGTAACCGATTTATTATGGAAATCGATGGTATAGAATCATATATGATAAAAACCGCAGCAAGACCTACTTTCACTTCAGAAATAGTTGAGCTAGACCATATAAATGTAAAGAGAAAGATTAAAGGAAAATCCAATTGGGATGATTTAGAAATTACTCTTTATGACCCAATCGTTCCATCAGGCGCACAGCAAGTGATGGAGTGGGTAAGACAATCTCACGAATCATTAACAGGTAGAGATGGATATGCAGCTTTCTATAAGAAAGATGTAACATTCTACTTATTAGGACCAGTGGGTGATAAAGTTGAACAATGGACTCTTAAAGGAGCATTCATTTCTTCAGCAAACTTCGGTGAATTGGATTGGGCTTCAAATGACCCGCTTTCAATATCTTTAACTCTAACATTTGATTACGCAATTCTTGAGTACTAATCTCTAATAGGTAAATTTTAAAATAGTTAAGAAGGGGTGTAGAAATACATCCCTTTTTTATGTCTTATTTAGAATGATTCCAAATTTCAAAAATAATTGACAAAAAGCTTGACTTTTGACGTAAAATGTATTATCTTTACTATGTAATAAATGATAGAGATATGAATAATGAAGAAATTGTTTTGATGAGTGTTGTTGAGTATTGTGATTTGTTAATTTCGATGGCTGAGTTCAACGGGCATAACGACCCTCATAAGGTCAATTGGGATTACACCTTTTGGCATGGGGTGGTGAGTGAGGAACGTTATGCGGAGGTAATACCTGCGCTGGTGGAGAGAGGATTTGAGTCTTGGGATAACTAATCTCAATGATATTTTTTGGGTGATTTAGAAAAGGAGGACAGAAATGTTCTCCTTTTTTTTATTTATATATATTTATATACAAACATTAAGTTATTATGGAAGAAAAATTAGAACAACAAGTTACAAGAGGATTAAGTTCTCAAAATGCACAAAAAAGCTATCCGTTCCCAACAGAAGCTATTAGCTTACCATCAAAAGGATTATGTTATCCAGAAGGTAGTCCATTAGCAAAAGGAGAAATTACAATTAAATTAATGACAGCTAAAGAAGAAGATATTCTTACTTCTACTAATTTAATTCGTAAAGGATTACATTTAGATAAACTATTAGAATCAGTTGTAGTAGAACAAGGTGTGGATGTGAAAGATTTATTAATTGGTGATAAAAATGCCATTTTAGTAACATCTCGTATATTAGCGTTTGGACCTGAATATGATGTGACTGTAACAGACCCATCTGAAAAGGAAGCTGTTCAAGTTAAAGTTGATTTATCTAAGATTAATATAAAAGAAGTAGATGAGTCAAAATTAAATAGAAAAAATGAATTTGAATTTTCTCTTCCTGTTTCTAAAGCACAAATTAAATTCAAATTACTTACACATGGTGATGAATTAGCTATTAACAAAGATATTGAAGCTAGTGAAAAAACATTAAAACAAAGTAACGAAATTACGGCTAGATATAGAAGAATTATTGTTGAAGTAGATGGTAATAGAGATTTTGGTTATATCAGTAACTTTGTAACGAATAGATTATTAGCAGGAGATTCTAAAGCACTTAGAAAGTATATGTCAGCTATGACTCCTGATTTGGATTTGACATTTAACTATGTTTCTCCGTTTACCGGTGAGGAGGAGGCTCTCCGAATCCCGTTTGGGGTTGACTTTTTTTACCCTGCCGACTAACTATTCAGTTCTCCTTCATCAGAAGATTTTCCAAATGATTTACTTTGCCAATGGTGGATTTAATTGGCATGATTTATATCTTATGCCTACTAGATTGAGAGAATTTTATTGGAGAGAGTTATTAAAAACAAAACAAGACGAAAACGAAACAATAGAAGCTGCAAAGACTAAATCAAATAATTCTTCTAAAACGAAAAGAAGATGATATTTATAATAGTAATATAATAGAATTATGGCAAAACAAAGATTATTGGAGATAAATTTATTGGATAAACTATTCAAAACCTTTTTAAAAGCTAAAGCTGATAATAAAGAAAGTGATTGGCTTCAAAAATTAAGAAAAAAAGATCCTGAATTAGCTGATATTTGGCACGGATGGGATTCCGATGTTAGTAAGTTAGTAAAGGGTAACCAAGCTATGTTACAAAAAATGGGTTTAGGTGATTCTGATGCAGCTAAAGATTCAGAAGATATAATAAAAAGATACGGTTTAAAATAATCTAACCGATGGCTAAATCCAAACTTAATCAATTTGATTTAAAGGTAGAACAAGATAAACTCAAGTCACTTAAAGAACAAAGTGGTGAGTATGCAAAAGCAGCTGCGTATATTCGTGAATGGAATACGTTAAATCAAGCCGCAAAAAGAAATTCACAAGACCAATTAAAAGCCGCTAAAGAAATTGTAAAACAACATAGTGGTTTTTCAAAAATATTAAAAGAGCAACAAAAGCTAGTTGAAGAAATTGGAGATGAATATGATGCTCAATTAAAATCTCAAACAAAAATTTTAAATAATTTTGATGATTTAGATGATACGTTTACAAGTATACTAAGCAAATCTGGTAAAAATAATAAATTAACAGATGCATTGGAATTAAAATACGATGCAGTTAGAAATACAGTAGAAAGTATATCGGAAGCATTGCAAGCTCAAAACGATTTATCAGAACATCAAGTTGATAATATTATTGAAGCTACTAATAAGTACAAAGGATTCCAATCTGTATTAACAGAAGGCAGAGGAAATAGAACTCAATCCGAATACAACGAATTAGTTAAACAATCATATAAAGAATTTGATGATTTATTCCATAAAATAGATGATACCACAGAAGCTGGAGCCGCTCTTAAACAAAGATTAGCTGAAGCAAGAGCTGAAATGGAATCTTTCAATAAGGCAGCTGAAAAAAGTTCAAATACCCTAAAAGGTATGGATGCGGCAATGGACCAATTTAGTGGAGTTCCAATGATGAAAGAATTTGGTGATGTTGTAAAATCTGCAACTGAAGGTGGTGGTGGAATGATACTGGCATTAGGAGCATTGGGAGCAGCAGCAGGTGCGTTGGCATATAATTTGGGACTTGTTGGTGATAAGGTTGGTGATATGGCTAAGTACGATAAGACAATAGTCGGATTAACAGCTGATATCGATGTAGCCAATCAAAAGTTGGAAATGGGTATGTTTGGTGGAAGAAATTTTGTAGCTGAAAAAGCTATGAATCAAATGAGAGGCCAAATGCAACAAATGGCGGCATCGTTCCAAGCAGCTTCAAAAACCGCATTATTTGGTAGTTCAATTGGTGGAGTTGGATATGGAGCCGCACAATTATCAATGGCAGGTATAAGTGCAGACCAAATTGCTAGTTCAATGACTGCTGCATCGGATGCAACAGGTAAAATGCCATCTGCAAAAGTTGGAGCAGATATGGCTATAATTGCAGCTAGAACAGGACAATCAGGTGAAAATATAGCATCTATTAATGAAGCATTTCAAAGATTAGATGGAATGAGTGAGGGAACTGCTCTTAATATGCAAGAAGGATTAAGAACAATGGCTAAGCAAGCTAATATTAATTTAGGTGGGTTAATGACAGAAATGGCAGAATCATCTAAAGAAATGTTAGGTTACCAAATCAAATCAGGTTCAGCATTAGCAAAGCAAGTAACATTTGCTCGTTCAATGGGTGTTAGTTTTGGAGATATAGCAAAAGCTGGGCAAAGTATGGTATTGAACTATAAAGATAGTATCAAATCCGAAATGCAATTATCAGCAATGTTAGGTAAGAACGTAGACCTTTCAGAGGTTCGTTCTTCGTTTGCAGCTGGTGATACCGAAGGAGCATTAAAAGCATTGAAAGCACAAGGTTTAGACCCTTCTAATATGGATATGTTCCAACAACAAATGTTGCAACAAGCCACTGGTATGGATTTAACTACGTTATCTAAGATAAATAAAAATACAGGAAAAGATGTTAATTTAAAAGGTGGTGATGTAAAAGCAGGTAATGAAACATTCTTATCAGCTAAATCATCTGCTGAAATAGGATTACAAATGGCACAAGCTATGATAAGTGCTAAAACACAATTAGCAGATACATTAATAAATAAAGATTTAGAACAAGCTAAACAACAAGCATTAATTGATAATACGGGTAATCTAAATGCACTTACCGTAGCACTTAATCAAGAGAATGCAAAAAAAGATGCTGAAATAGCAGCAAAAACGGGAGGATTTGCATTGGGTGGTGGAGCAATTGGAGCAGGATTGGGATATGTAGGTAATAAATTAATGAGTAAAGGAGCAGGAAAAGTTCCAACTGGGGCAGTGGATGATATTGCTAAAGTTGGAAGTAAAGGTGGTGGTATGTTAGGAAAAGCTGGAAAATTTGGTGGTAAATTGTTAGGCAAAGTAGCTGCACCTTTAGCAATTGCAATGTCGCTTTATGATGGGTTCAAAGGTTTTACAGCTGATGCAGATGCATCTACTGGTGAAAAATTTAAGAATGCAGGTAGTAGTATATTAAATGGATTGACTTTTGGATTACTTGGAAAAGATTCAGATGAAATAGCAAGCGATGCAGCAAAACAAAAAGGCGGTGTAACTCCAGCAAAAATAGCCGCTGTTACACCTGGTAATACATCAGTAACAACTGCTGCAGCAACATCTGAAAAATGGATGCAAAATAAGTTAACTTATATGAGTGGTAACTTAGAGAGAGTAGTTGATAGAACTCATAAAACAATGTTAGCTACTCAAGCAACATCACAAGATTTAAAAATAATGAGTGCAAAC